GAACTATTCGTCAATAAAGTGGACTCAGACGAAGACTGGATGGATGAATCAGAAGGACATCAGACATTCGAATCTACTGAAAGAGTATCAGTCAATAAACAAATGATTCTTGACCATCATGCAGTAGAATATACTGGTGAGAACAAGGACACTACTACAGAACGTCACATGGAACATCGTAAACTTCTCGTAGAGAAAGGAACTGTTACCCAAGAACAGATTGATAAGGTAAGTTAGAATGATGATTATTACTGCTATGGACTGTTTTTATATAGCGATGATATTAACTATCTTTGTCTTTATAATCCACTTGGAAGTAAACGTATCAAAGCTTACATCAATGATGAAAGAGCATACTAAGTTTGATATGAAGATGTCAGAAGTTGGAAAACAACTTACAAAAATAGAAAAAAAACTATAAAACCCCCTTGTCGAATCTCCAACTATATACTATAATAGGTATACATTATGGAGAAGTGTTATGTCATTTATTAAAGATTTAGTAAAAGCATCGGGAAACGAATATGCAAATGTAGTTTCCGACGGTGTTGCAGCTGGGGATGTTGATACCTTTGTAGACACAGGTAGTCACATTTTCAATGCATTATTAAGTGGTTCACTATACGGTGGACTTCCCGACAACAAAATTACTGCAATCGCAGGAGAATCAGCAACAGGTAAAACTTACTTTGCATTAGGCATGGTAAAACAATTCCTATCTGATAATCCCGATTCTGCAGTTATATACTTTGAGTCTGAGTCAGCAATATCAAAAGATATGATTGAATCTAGAGGAATTGATTCCAATAGAATGGTAATCGTACCAGTTGTTACTGTACAAGAATTCAGAAATCAAGCAATCAGCATACTAGATAAGTATGCAGAAACCCCAAAATCCAAACGTCCACCTATGATGATGTGTTTAGATTCACTTGGTATGTTATCAACTACTAAAGAAATTGAAGACACTGCAGAAGGTAAAGAGACAAAAGATATGACAAGAGCCCAAGTAGTAAAAGGTGCATTCAGAGTATTGACTCTTAAACTAGGACGTGTTGGTGTTCCTATGATAGTTACGAACCACACATATGATGTGATTGGTTCTATGTTCCCTCAGAAAGAAATGGGTGGTGGTAGTGGACTCAAGTACGCTGCATCATCAATCATTTATCTTTCAAAGAAAAAAGAGAAAGATGGAACAGAAGTTATCGGAAATATAATCCACTGTAAGAATGCAAAGTCAAGATTGACAGTTGAGAATAGAATAGTGGATGTTAGACTTTCTTATGAGAAAGGATTGGATAGGTACTATGGTCTATTAGACATGGCACTTGCATTTGGCGTCTTTACAAAAGAAGGAACTCGTGTTAAACTACCTACAGGTAAAACCGAATTCGGTAAGACAATTAATAACAATCCCGAGAAACACTTTACCCCCGAGGTGATGGGACTTCTCGAAGAGAAAGCACAGGAATATTTCAAATATGGAAACAGTGAGACTAGAACAGACGATACTGAACAACCTAGTTCAGAGTGAAGAGTTTGCAAGGAAGGTAATACCATTCCTTAAGGAAGAGTATTTCTCCGAGTCGGACGAGAAGACCGTGTTCAACGAAGTAGGTTCCTATTTCGACAAGTACACTAAACCACCTACAGTGGAAGCACTTCTCATAAATCTAGATAACAACTCGTCACTCAATGACAGTGTTTTATCTAGTGCAAAAACTATTGTAGATAGTATTAGTAAGGACAAAGAAGACACACCAATCGATTGGTTGGTGGAAGAAACTGAAAAGTGGTGTCAAGATAGAGCAATCTATATTGCAGTCATGGACAGTATCGAAGTCATCGACAAAAAGTCCCAACGTTCGACTGGAGAAATACCCGACCTTTTAAAAGAAGCTTTATCTGTATCGTTTGACACTAACATTGGTCACGATTTCATTGAAAACTCAGATGAGAGATTTGATTTTTATCACACTGAAGAAGAGAAACTTCCATTTGATTTAGAATATTTCAACAAAGTTACCAAAGGTGGATTACCAAACAAAACTCTAAACATATGTCTTGCTGGTACTGGTGTTGGTAAGTCATTGTTCATGTGTCATATGGCATCTGCAAACTTAATGATGAACAAGAATGTACTTTACATTACATTGGAAATGTCAGAGGAAAGAATTGCAGAGAGGATTGATTCAAATACATTGAACATTCCTATGAAAGATTTACCCGACTTATCTAAGAAACAGTTTGATAAAAAGATTGATAAAATCAAAGAGAAGACACAAGGTAAACTTATTGTAAAAGAATATCCAACTGCATCAGCTCATGTAGGTCACTTCAGACATCTACTTCAAGAGTTGAATATCAAGAAAGATTTTAAACCCGATATGATTTATATCGATTACCTAAATATCTGTGCAAGTGCAAGAGTCAAGCCAGGAGCTGGTGCAAACTCTTATACTCTAGTTAAGAGTATTGCAGAGGAACTCAGAGGACTTGCAGTAGAGTTTGATGTACCAATCATGAGTGCAACACAAACAACACGTAGTGGTTATGGTTCTACAGATGTGGAACTAACAGATACTTCAGAATCATTTGGATTACCAGCGACTGCAGACTTTATGTTTGCATTAATTACATCCGATGAACTAGAAGAACTAGACCAAATGGTAGTAAAACAATTAAAGAATAGATACAATGACCCAACCGTATTTAAAAGGTTTGTCATTGGTGTAGACAGAAGTAGAATGAAACTCTATGACTGTGAACAAGAAGCACAGGAAGAACTCATTGACTCAGCCGTTGAGAATGATGATGTTCCTGTATTTGATAGAGGAAGAAATGATGGACAACGAAGAGACTTCTCAGAGTTTAAGGTCTGACGATTTGTTATGGGGACACCCTATAACAGCAGTGACAATAAATTCAGACGGTATAGATGAATGGTTTAAAACCATAGACATTGATGAGTTATGTAAAGAAGAATTTACATTCAGTAAATGTAAAACATCACAAGGTGTGGAAGAGAATAATAATGTAGATTACAATGTTGTAACTGATACTGTATTTGATGAATTTCAACACTATCTAGAATCTCTAGGCCCAAATCAAATGTTGAAAAGTGTGTTAGAAGTTCCTTGGATTAATGTATATGAAGAACATGGATTCCAAGATGCACATGACCATCAAGGTGATAAGTTTTCTGATTTCTCATGGTGTTACATACATCAAGCTGGAGACTCACATATTGTATTTAAGAACAGACATGCTTCTAATAGTGAAGTTTGTTTAAAAGAGTTTTTACTTGCTTACGGAACCTCAGTAGATTATGTACCACCTTTAAAGGGTAAAGGAACTCTATACTTCTTTCCATCACACATCTATCATGCAGTATCACCAAACTTAAGTACTAATCCTAGGATAACATTATCGGGTAACATTAGAATAAAGGGAACTGATATCATGAGAATTGAAGATACTGTTATTACTGGATAATATATAGATGCTATAAATACTACTATATTATGACTACTAACTTGAAATCGACAGATGTGATAAGTGCAATTGAAGAAAAAATTGCATTGAAGAAGAAACTCCGAGAAGCCAAAAGAGAGAATAACGATACCGCCTCTAAGAAAATATCAAAGAAAATCGATAAAATCGATGATAAACTACATTCGACACCGCTCTCCAAAACATAAATAATTCAGTAAATACATACGGAGTTATACATGTCAGAACTTACAGACCTAATTGCAGTTCAAACTGCAGCTAAAACCAAATTACAAGACCAATTGGATTGGCATAATGGAGTGGACAAAACTTACTTCACTGGTGCATCTAAATCATCTACATCTCCAGCAGAGTGGACAGGAGCTGGTAGAAAAGCATTCTTAGTTTGGCATAATGCACAAGGTGTAAACGAAAATGAATTAGACCAACACTTTGTAGATATGTATGCAGAAATGCAAGGAACAGAAAACGGTTCTCCAGCAGGTGACTTTCAATATAATTCAGAAATGGTTGCAACCATTCAAGGTTCAATAGATTCTTATACAACAGACATGGCTCACATCCAAGCAAGAATCGATGCTGGTGATACAACCCTAGCAGACAGCTAAAAAATGCATAAATAGTAGACAAGGACACCATTTTGGTGTATAATATCTATTATGAGTGCAAAAAATCTACATTTAGAACATTTAGAAGACGAAATCATCAATCAAGGAATTGATGGTGGTCGTGGTGCAATTAACTTTCTTCAAGGTCTAAGAGACATGATGAAGGGTAATTCTTCTAGTTCTGTAAACATGACTGTTAAATGGGATGGAGCTCCTGCTATTTTCTGTGGAAAACACCCCGAGACTGGTCAATTCTTTGTTGCAAAGAAATCATTATTCAATAAGACACCATTGTTCTACACTTCTGAACATGATATAAAAAATGCAGAAGAACTAAGTGGACAACTCAAAGAGAAATTCTTAACATCATTCAAATATCTATCTAAACTAT